CCATTTCAAGAAGGAGTACTACATTTATTTAGAGATGAGAAGTTCATAGTAACTCTTAAATCAAGACAGTTAGGAATCTCTACACTAGCCTCAGCATATGCTTTATGGTTAATGATCTTTCATAAAGATAAAAACGTATTAGCACTTGCAATTACTCAAGCAACAGCTAGAAACCTTGTAACTAAAACGATTTTCATGTATGAGAATCTACCAAAATGGTTACAATTACCTTTTACAGAGAAGAATAAATTATCTCTTAGACTTAAAAACGGATCTAAAATCACAGCTAAATCATCTAATGCAGATGCTGCTCGTTCAGAAGCGGTATCGTTACTGTTAATAGATGAGGCTGCCTTCATTGATAATATTGAAGAAACATTTACTGCAGCACAACAAACTCTTGCAACAGGGGGTCAATGTATGGCATTGTCTACTCCAAATGGTGTAGGAAACTGGTTCCATAAAACATGGGAGAAAGCTGAAGCAGGAGAGAATGGATTTGTACCTATTAAATTAAAATGGGATGTACATCCTGAAAGAAAGCAAGACTGGAGAGATGAACAGACAAGACAGTTAGGAGAGAAACAAGCAGCTCAAGAGTGTGATTGTGACTTCTTATCATCTGGAGACTCAGTAATTGAGGTTGAGAATATGGCTTTCTACGAAGAGACATATGTAAAAGAACCGACAGAAAAGAGAGGTGTAGATGGAAATCTATGGATATGGGAATCACCTGACTATCAAAAATCTTATATGGTTGTTGCCGACGTCGCTAGAGGGGACTCTACCGACTACTCTGGCTTCCATGTCTTTGATATTGAAAGCTGTACACAGGTAGCAGAATATAAAGGAAAGATATCTCCTAAAGAATACGGAAACGTATTAGTAGGAATTGCTACAGAATACTGTGATGCACTACTAGTAATAGAGAATGCCAATATTGGATGGTCAACCATTGAACAAGTAATATCCAGAGAATATAAAAACTTATACTATTCATCAAGATCAGATACTGAAACAGTTGAATCATATATGGCTAAGTATGAAAGAGAGAAACTTGTACCCGGATTCACTATGTCTCTTAAGACAAGACCTTTAGTGATAGCTAAAATGACTGAATACATACGGGAAAGATCGGTTATAGTGCAATCTAAGAGATTATTATCCGAAATGAGAGTATTCATATGGAAGAACGGTAAGGCGCAGGCACAGACGGGATATAATGATGATTTAGTCATGGCTTTTGCAACAGCGTTGTATGTAAGAGACACGGCTATTAGAATGAGACAACAGGGAATGGATCTAACAAGAGCTACAATGTCTTCTTTTGTGAACCTTAATCAAAGAGGGCAAGGTGTTTATAACGTTGCTCCTATGCAGAATAATCCTTATCTTATGAAGACAGCCAATGGCGATGAGGATCTTTCATGGCTAATAGGATAAGTTACTATTTATAAATAAAACATTTTTAAAATGGCAGAAAGAAATCTTTTTTCTTCACTACAGCGATTATTTGCAACAGACATACTAGTAAGAAACGTAGGAGGAGATGAATTAAAGATCGCTGATGTTAATCAAATTCAGACAACTGGTAAATACCAAACCAATTCACTACTGGATAGATTCTCACGACTTTACATATACAATAATAAAAATATATTTAACCCAAATCTTAACTACCAGACGTTAAGAATACAGCTATACTCTGACTATGAAGCAATGGATACAGATCCACTTATTGCTTCTACTTTAGATATCTTAGCAGATGAAGCTACCCTTAAGAACGATATAGGAGAGGTTCTATCTATTAAATCTTCAGATGAAAATATTCAGAGAGTATTATACAACCTATATTACGATGTATTAAATATCGAATTTAATCTTTGGTCTTGGATTAGGAATATGTGTAAATACGGAGACTTCTTTTTAAAATTAGAAATCTCAGAAAAATTCGGAGTTTACAATGTAATTCCTTACACAGTCTATAATATGGTAAGGTATGAAGGACAAGATCCTAAAGAACCAACCAAAGTAATCTTTACTATCGACCCAGACGGATTAGCTTCTTCAGCAGATCCAAACTATATACCTAAAGCTAATAAGTCAGTTATTACACTAGATAACTACGAAGTAGCTCACTTCAGATTAATATCAGATACAAACTACCTACCATACGGTAGATCTTATATCGAACCAGCTCGTAAGATATACAAGCAGTTAACCTTAATGGAGGATGCGATGTTGATTCATAGAATCATGAGAGCTCCTGAGAAGAGAACATTCTACATCAACGTAGGTTCTATTCCGCCAAACGAAGTTGAGCAGTTCATGCAAAAAACTATTAACAGTATTAAAAAAACTCCATATGTTGATCCTCAAACAGGCGAATATAATCTGAGATTCAACATGATGAATATGATGGAAGACTTCTACCTTCCAGTTCGTGGAGGAGATACTTCTACAAAAATTGATACTACAAAAGGACTTGAGTATGATGGTACAAATGATATCGAATACTTAAGAGATAAAATGTTTGCTGCATTAAAAGTGCCAAAAGCATATTTTGGATACGAAAAAGACCTTACAGGTAAAGCAACTCTTGCAGCAGAAGATATTCGTTTTGCTAGAACAGTAGAAAGACTTCAAAGAATTGTAGAGAGTGAATTAACAAAAATCGGATTAGTACACCTATATGCTCAAGGATTTACAGGAGAGTCTTTAACTAATTTTGAAATTAAATTAACTACTCCTTCTATTGTTTACGAACAAGAAAAAGTAGCTTTAATGAAAGAGAAGATTGATCTTGCTCGTCAAATGGTAGAGACAAAACTATTCTCATCAGATTATATCTACGACAACATCTTTAATATGTCAGAAGATACTTATAACGAAATGAGAGAGCTTGTAAGAGAAGATGGAAAAAGATCCTTCAGACTATCTCAGATTGAAAACGAAGGAAACGATCCAATTATATCTGGAGAATCATACGGAACACCTCACGATTTAGCATCTATGTACGGAAGAGAAAGAGGAGAATTACCAGCAGGATATGACGAAACAGAACCTAAACCAGAAGGTAAGCCAAGAGAAAAATTCTCAATACTTGGTACCCAAGCAGATCCACTAGGAGGAAGAGATAGATTAGGAGTGCATGGAATGAAAGGCGGTTACCCAAGCGATAACGAAAATGTGAGAGAAAACATTAGAAATACACAAGCAGTGTTTTTAAGAAACAAAGATATCTTTAAATCAGAAAAGAAATTAATCTTCGAAAAAAAACATGAAGAATCTTCAGATTTATTAAATGAAGATAATATTAAGGATTTAGATAACTAATAGATATTTATAACAAAGACACTATTATTGTGAAGATAAAACATTCAAAATACAAAAATACAGGCCTTATATTTGAATTGCTAGTAAAGCAAGTGGCAGCAGATACTTTATCGAGAAAAGAATCGCCGGCTATTAGAGTAATTAAAAAATTCTATACAGGAAATACCACTTTAGTAAAAGAATTCAAATTATACGACTTTATTTTAAAAAATAAAGGAGTAGGTTCAAAGAAAGCTGAGACTATAGTATCAACAATTGTTGAGATATCTAGGAAATTAGACTTAGATTCTTTAAAGAAACAGAAATACGAGTTGATTAAAGAGTTAAAACAGCATTATGATTTAGAGGAATTTTTCTCTATGAAAGTAGATGCCTACAAACCATTAGCTGCTCTTTACTGCTTATTAGAAGCTCAAAATACTCCGAACTTATTAGATCCAAATGTATTTGTTAATAACAAGACTACAATTCTAGAGCATCTAACTCAAACAAAACACTCAGAAGGACAGGTAAAAGATGCTTTAATAGAAGAGTATTCTAAATTTGATAAAGATTTACGTCTTTTAACGTATAAGATTTTATTGGAAAAATTCAACAACCAGTATAAAGACCTACTTCCAGAGCAAAAAAACATACTAAAAGAATTTATAGTATCTGCTAACTCCTCTATAAGACTTAGGAATATAGTAAACGAGGAAATGATAAAGCTAGGTAAGGATATTTCTGCATTAAAAGCAAAAATCACTGATAGCGTTGTGAGAATTAAACTAGAAGAGATACAAAAAGGAATAACACCAGTAAAAAATACACAAAAAGTTGACGATAATCACTTAGTTTCTTTAATGCAGTACTATGAATTAGTAAATGAATTGAAAAATCTATGAAAAGATCTGAAATAGTAAAAGCAGTTCAAGAGGTCTTATCTGAAATGTCAACAACAGGAACAGGAGCTTCGTTTACACCTGGAGCAGGAGCACAATATGCTACTCCTTATGCTTTTTCAAAAGGAACAGGGAAGAATAGAGCTACTAAATATCTTGAAAAATTAGGATATAAGACAGTTAAAAGGCCAAAAAGACCTTCACATACAAAAATGTTTGATTACTTAAACGAAAGAGGAGGAGACTACATAACACCTAATGCATTTACCTCAGAAGCAGAGATGTACGAACAACCTGCCGTTAAGTATATGGAACAGATAGGAATGGAAGTAGTAAACAAGCCAAAAAATCCTTCAAAGAAAACATTAGAAACATACTCAGATCACAAAAAGAAATAATATGAGAACTTTACAAGAAAAATATAACGCAATTCAAGAGGGAAAATTCTCTAAAGATCAGTTTTTAGTAGAAGCTAGAATGCAACACCCAAATATTGTAACTCGTTTCAACGGATACGATGATGCTGTTCAAATCCTTAAAAATAGAGGAATGATCTCAGACGTTAAGATTGAAGAAGCTAGGCTTACTAAAAATAGTTTAACAGATTATAGATACAAGCCAACTAATGAGATGGATAAATATCCATACGAACAAATACTAAGAGGTTTAAGAGTTGAATTGGAGGTAATGGAAGTATATGGAACTCCAACAGCAGAAGAATATGCAAAAGCATTAGCAAAAGTATCTAAAAACTTAGCAAAAGATTCTATTTTTTATACAAATCAATTAGCAGGAGTTAATCCAAAAGTAGATCTTCATGATAAAATGGTAGATGCTACAGCAAAAAATACTGTAGACACTTTCAATGGAATGAAGAAAATAAAAGACTTGAAAGAAGATCATTCTAAAAATCCAGATGATAAATATACTGTTCGTCCTTGTAAAACCAAAGGAGAACCATGGGCTGTTTGGGAAGGTGAAAAAAGAGTAAAAGGATTTGCTACAAAAGAAAAAGCTAAAGAATATGCAGATTCTCAAAATAAAAAACAAGGGTTAACTGAAAGTGTTTTAAAAGAAGGTATTAAAAACCTAATTAAAAAAGCATTAATGGAGAATGAAGAGGATACTTACGAAATGCAGGGTCCAAAATCAGATGCAGAATACAAAAGAGAGTTAGAAAATTACTTAGAAGATAACCAAATATACGGTTACACAGATATGCTATTTGATATACTAACAGCACCGGACGAAGAACAAGTGGCTGACAATTTAGCAGACTTCCTAGATGACCACCAGATCTACGGATACAACAAAGGTCTTTTAGCAATCTTTAGAGACTACGCAAACAGAGATCAATCAGAAGACGAGTGGGATGAGGTTGATTACGAGAGAATGTCAAATTCAATAAAAGATAAGAAAGCTCCTGAAATACCAGGATTTGAAGGCACTAGAGATGAGTTAGAAGATCTTTTTGAATCAAAATCACTAAAAGACTTACTGTAATGAATAATCCACTATTAATAAACGTAACTCCCTTCAAAGGACTTCTTACCGAATCAAAGGTTAAACCCGGAGTATTTGAAGTAACAGGAGTTATGCAGAGAGCAGGAGCAAAGAATCAAAACGGAAGAATCTATAAAAGAGAAATCCTTGAACAAGAGGTAAGAAATTATATAGAGAATTTCGTTAAAGTAGGAAATGCTTACGGAGAATTAGATCATCCAGAATCAGCAATTGTATCTTTAAAAAATGCATCACACGTCGTAAAAGACTTATGGTGGGATGGAGATGATTTGATGGGCAAAGTAGAATTATTAAACACACCTTCAGGAAATATCGTAAAAGAGATATTAAGAGGAGGGCATACAATTGGTATTTCATCTAGAGGAACAGGATCAGTACAACAAACAAACGAAGGAACTTTAATGGTTCAACCAGACTTCGAATTAGTATGTTGGGATTTCGTTTCTAATCCTTCTACACAAGGAGCTTTTATGAATCCTATTTCACTAAACGAAGGAAAACAGGCAGTAGGAAAATACGATAAGTTAGATTCTATTATCAACAACATACTAAGAGCATAATGGAAAGTAATTTCGATATACATAAATGGCAAGCTAAGTTCTTAAAAGAGTCTAAAATTCAAGAACAAGGAGGATACGTAGAGGTAATGGGACCTGATTTTGACCAAGCAATAGAAATGATACAATCGGCTTGGGTAGAATGGAAAAATGGACCTATGACAGAGCCAGAAGATATTCCTCAAGCAAAACAAGACATATTAGATTACATATCAAGTCTTCTAAAATAATAACACAGCCCACCCCAAAAAGGTGGGTTTTTTATGTTTTGAAAATATATGTATATTTATTTAAGAATATATCATGACACTTATATGATATCTACTACAAAGTAAAACATTATTACGTCTCACATACTACAATAGACGTACGACAAACAAACACAAATTATGTCAAACAAAGATTTATTAAAGCAAGCTATTGCTGAAGCTAAAACTATTCGTGAAGCTGCAATCGCCAACGCTAAAGAAGCTTTAGAAGAAACATTGACTCCACATCTAAAAGAAATGTTAGCTCAAAAGCTACAGGAAATGGAAGATGCAGATGAAATGGACGAATATGCAGAAGCACAACCAAGCACCGACATGGATGGTGACGGTGATGTAGATGCATCAGATGTTCGTTTAATGAAAGAAGCAGAAAAAGAAGAGGAAGAAGAATCTGAAGAAGAAGAAGCTCCTGAAGAAGAAGGTAACGAAG